TGATCATCGACGAGTGCTTCCCCGCTGGGACGAGAGTCGGCGGCGTGCGGATCGAGGAGATCTGCGTCGGTGACAGCGTGCCATCTTTCGATCCCGTCACACAGATCCGGTCGATGCGCCGCGTGTCGCGGCTGTGGGTCCGCCGGCCGTCAGCTTTGGTTCGCATCATTCTCGACGGTGGCCGCCGCGCGATCACCTGCACACCGAACCACCGATTCTGGACGACCTCTGGATGGGTGCCCGCAGGAGAATTGACAGGCGGTGTGAACGTGCTCTGCCTGTCTCATGAGGAAGCCGTTTCCATGCGGACAGTGCGAAGTACCGGTGCTGGTCGAGACGACGCGCCGTGTGGATGGTCCGAGCCACTACGGGAAGCGCAAGGCGCAGGACGCGCGGCGGGACGGGCGACTTCGTGGAATCGGGTGGACAGTGTTGAGGTTCTGGAATCGGGTGGTGACGGAACGTTTGGAGGAGTGTGTCCAGACGGTCTTGTCTACAACCTCGAAGTAGAGGGGGAGCACACCTACTTCGCTGAAGGGCTCGGTGTGTCGAATTGCCATGTGCTGCCGGCCGACTCCTTCTGGCGCGTGGCCATGAAGGCGTCGTCGGCCTACTTCCGCATCGGCATGTCCGGCACCCCGCTTGCGCGCGGTGACAAGCGCAGCCTGCTCGCGGTGGCGGCGACCGGGCCGGTGATCTTCCGGCTCAAGCCCGACGTGTTGATCGAGCGTGGTGTGATCGCGCGCCCGCGCATCCGCATGCTGCCGTGCATGCAGGCGTCCGGTTTCACGCCGACGTGGAACGATGCGTACCGCGATCTGGTCGTCAACTCCGTGCCGCGCAACCGGCTGGTCGTCGAGGCCACGCGGCGCGCCGCGAAGCCGGCGCTGGTGTTCGTCAAGGAGGTCGACCACGGGCGACTGCTTGCGGTCGCGCTCAACAAGGCCGGCGTCCGCACGGAGTTCGTGTTCGGTGCCGACGACACTGACGAGCGGCGCGCGGCAACGGCGCGCCTGGAGCGCGGCGAGCTGGACGCGCTGATTGCCTCGGTGGTGTTCCAGCAGGGCGTGGACATTCCGTCGCTGGCCTCGGTGATCGTCGCAGCCGGGGGCAAGTCGACCATCGCCTCGCTCCAACGCATCGGCCGCGGCATGAGAACCGACGGCGGGAAAAAGGCTGAGTTCGAGGTCTACGACATCCTCGACAGGGGTAATAAGTGGTTGGAAAAGCACGCGAAAGCGCGCCAGCGTGCCTTCCTGAAGGAAGGGCATGAGGTCGTGGTCGAGTCGGCGGCGACCGGGCAGGTGACGATTTTAGGTGCTAACGGGTCGGCAATCGGGCAATAGATTGATCGACGGCGGGCTAGGCAACTGCCGTCAAACATAGGTCGGGTCGCATTGGGGTGCGTCGCTGACTAAGACTTTGGGTACTAAACCCTCCGCGGTTTTGCGGTGGGGGCGTGTTGGTTTCGTCCGGTCGTGCGCTTTGTAGTACCCAAGGTCGCGCACGCCTAGAAAGAACCGGCATACCCCCCAAGGTCCGACACGACCCCATCGCAAAGCATCGGAGGGTTTTCGCATGTCCGCTGTTCGGCACACCTTCACACACAGCACGCGCGCCTGCATCCCATGAGCGCGCTCGCCCGGCACTACCTCGGCGATGCTCTGGTCCAGCAGCTCGGCCTGAACCGCAAGCTGAACACCACACCCGAACCGCCGCGCAGGTTGTGGGCTGAAAGCCCTTGGAGCGGACAGGTTCCCGTCTCGGCTGCCTGGCTGCGCAAGGAGCTTGGACCGCTTGCCTGGCGCGCCTGGTGCCTTCAGTGCGAGGTCCGCGACAGCTCGCGGGCCGCCCGGCACACGGGCGTCCTTTGGAGCGGGGCGGGCTGGCTGGCGCGCAAGCTGCACTGCTCGTCTGCGCAGGCCAAGAGGGCCATCGCCCGGCTTCAGACCGCGCGCCTGCTCCGGCCGCTGGCTGAGCCCTGGAAGGTCATACGGCAGCGTGACGGGCAGGCCGTGCTCTGCTACCAGCGCAGGCTCTACGGCAGCCCGAAGCCTGATTTCCAGGGTGACGTGCGCGTGCCCGCGGTCACACGTAACTGGTTGACCGACAAGCCGAAGCGTGGCGGGGCGCGTCCTGGCGCTGGTCGACCCAGGAATTCAAAACCGATCCACCCCGAATTCAAACCCGATCCCAATCTCCCTACGGGAGAACAAGAGCAATCAAACATCCTAACGGATGTTGATAAGCGCGCCGAGGCCGGCGCGACCAATAACCCTCCGGGGGAGAACCGAGCCGAAGGCCACCCTGAAGCTGCGGCTGTCACCGGAGGAGGCGGTGGCGGGCCACCTGCCGGTCCCGACCCGCTGGCGGCTGCCGGCGTGCTGGCGCGGCCGGAGGAGAACCGTGGCGCGCAGGTCTACCTGGCGGCGGTTCCGCACCCTGGCCACCATGTCACACCCCCGGCGGTCGTGCCTGATCCGCCCAAGCTGAAGGCCGACATGTCGGATGCCACGCTGGCCGGGCTGTTGGTCGCCGCCTACCGCGGGGCGGTTCAGGCGCGGTTCGGCAAGAAGTCTGGCGTGCTGACCGCGCGCGGGGCGGTCGAGAAGTCCAAGCTGTTCCCCGCGCTGGTCGCGGCAGCTCGGGCGCTGCGGGAAAAGCAGATCGCTCCGGTGGCTTGGGCTGCCTGGTCGTGCGCCGTGTGGTGCGACTACACGCCGAAGGGCCGTGCTGTCCAGCCACCAACGCTAACCTGGATGTTCCTCGAAGCACGCCTGGCGAAGTCGGGTTGGTTCGAGCAAGAGAGCGACAACGGGATGGGCGGTTCCCTGGTCATCGCGCCAGCCGCGCGCGAGCTGTCGGCGCGCTACTACGCGATGCGGTTTGAGATGGCCTGGGCGCAGTCGGTCGCGGAGATGCAGACCATCGCCGACCGGATCTTTCCGCCCGGCTTGTACGACGGGTTGGTGACAGAGGCGAAGGCGCAGACGCGCGAGACGCAGGAGAGCCTGAACCGCGCTGCCGCAAACGGCGTGTGGATCTGGCAATAGGGGGATGGAGTGGCTGCTGATAAAAGACCCACCGTCGAGCCTTACCCATTCACGCCCGCGTTCGAGCGCGCGGTCGTGTGGCTTGCTTGTACCAGTCCGGTGTTCTACGGCTCGACGGCGCACGTACTGGAGCCCGATGCCTTCGCTTCTGAGGCTGCGCGCCTTGCGGTGAGCGCGGCGCACGCCATCGCGCGTGACATCGGGCGCGGGCCGGCGAGCGCGTTGCTGGTGGTGCAGCGGCTTCGTCGCATGGTGGACGACGGCAAGATCACGTTCGAGCAGATGGGCGCGGTGTCCGACTTCCTCGATGCCGCCGAGGACAGCAAGCGATCCTCGACCGAGAGCATCACGGCGGAGGTGTCACCGATCCTTCAGCGGCGCGCGCAGATGCGCGCCATCGTCACGGCGACCGACAAGTTTGCCAGCCACGGTGACTTCACGAAGGTCACGGACATGCTTCAGCAGGCCGCGCAGATCGGCATCGCCGACACGACGGGCGGGGTGCTGATCGGCGCGGGTTCGTTCTCGTCCATCGAGCGCATCCGGCACGCGACGCGTTGCCCGTGCGGCATTGCGGATCTCGACGACGCGCTCGACGGCGGGATGGCGCGGGGTCAGCTCGGATTCTTCATCGGCGGTTCGGGTGCCGGCAAGTCCATGGCTCTCGCGCATGCAGCCGGGACTGCGCTGCGCCTGGGCATGACCGTGGGCGTCGTTACGCTGGAGCTGGCCGAGCCCTACTGGTTGGCGCGCATCAAAGCCAATCTGACCGACCTGCCGATCAACGCGATCCTCGACGGCTCCATGGAGGAAGCGAAGCGTCGACTGATGACGATGAAGCTGGGCATCGGCATCCTCAAGGAGATGACCCCGCACGTCACGACGGTCGACGACATCAAGCAGTGGGTGCGCTTCGAGGAGGAGCGGATGGGCCGCCCGATGGACGTGCTGATTGTCGACTACGCCGACAAGCTGACCGCGCCGAAGAAGGTCGGTGGCGCAGAGCACGGCGAGTACCAGGCGATGCGTGTGGTGTACGAAGGGCTGCGCGTCTACGCCATCGAGACAGGCAAGTGGGTGTGGACTGCTTCGCAGGCTTCACGCCCGAAGCGCGGTGACGCCGACGTGCTGGACCTTCAACACGTCTCCGACTCGATGCACAAGGTTCGTTCGGCCGACCTCGTGATCACCCTCAACCCAGGCGACGACGGCATGCGCTACTTCGTGGCCAAGAATCGGACGGGGCGCGGGCGCTTCACGGTCGGGCCGCTGCCTATCGAGTTCGCAACCGCGCGCATGGCCCCGGTGTCGGTGCAGACGTGGTAGTTGCGGTGGCCTGCCTGCCGGCGCTGCTGCCGACGCCGACGATGGCCGAGCTGGGTCCGTGGCTGCGCTGCTCCGGTTGTGGCTGGCAACCTGTCGGGTCATTCTGGGCGGCACCTTCTCAGCGGCGCGGTTATGCGCAGCTCTGCAAGGCGTGCTCGACAAAGGCGAAAAAGGAATGGGCGCACCGCTCCGGTTACTGCCGCGCATTCGCGCGCCACAGGCCGCCGTCGCCGGATGGTGGGCAGTTCTTCTGCATGGGTCGGTGCGGGCTATGGCAGCCGCGCGCCGCGTTCTACCGGCATGCTGGGCGGCGTGACGGCGTACATCTGTACTGTCGGCCTTGCGAAGCCATCCGTGACCGCGAGTGGAACGCTAGGCGCGGCGTCCAAGAACGGGTGCATGTGCGTGGCGAGCGTTGCGAGTGCGGGCGTCGCAAGAAGGAGGCGCTCGCGTGCTTGCGCTGCCGCGCGATGGATGGTGAAGGCACAGCATCGATCCTCGTGTCTGCACTCCGACAGGCCGGCAGCTCGACGCTCGCGCAGCTCGTCGAGCTGACCGGCTACACCGACCGGCACATCCTGCGTGAGATCGCCAAGGCTGCTTCGCTGTTCGTCCGGCGGGAAGTGGAAGCCGATGGTTCGATGTGCGTGCTGTGGGGGCTGGCTTGAGCGGCGACGTTCACCGGCTGGTGCTTGAGGCGCTGCGCAGCGCAGGGCGCGCCGCGCCGAGTGGGTGGTTTCGTGTCCACTGCCCGGTCTGCGAGATCGCCACAGGCAAACCGGACAAGCGGCGGTCGCTCGGCATCAAGCCCCCGTTCTACCGCTGCTGGAAGTGCGATGCGAAGGGCCGGTTGCCCGACGATATGCTCGACGGGCTGGACACTGCGCCGGTGCCGGAGAAGGATGGGCCGCCACCGAACCTGGGACCGCCCGAGGGCTTCGTGTCACTGGCCGACCCGGAGGGACGAGAGGCGCTCTCGCTCGCGCCAGCGCGTGACTACCTGCTCGGGCGCAACGTCGGGCCGGACATGTGGTCGGCGGCCAGCATCGGGGCGTGTGCGTTCGGCCGGCACTACGGGCGCGTGATCGTACCGGTGCTGGACATGCAGGGTGGCTGGGTCGGCTGGGTTGGTCGTGCGTGGGAGAAGCGCGCCGAGCAGCCCTACCTCTACCCGCCCGGCATGAACCGCGGCGAGGTGCTGTACCACCACGGCGCGCTGCTGCTGGAGACGGACGAGCCGGTCATCGTGGTTGAGGGCGTAATGGATGCCATCGCGCTGTGGCCGCGCGCGGTCGCACTGCTGGGCAAGGCGAGCGAGTGGCAGGTGCAGGAGCTGCTTGCCGCGCCGCGCCCGGTCTGCGTGATCCTCGACGGCGACGCTTGGGCGGAAGGCTGGGCGCTTGCGATGCGCCTGCGCCTGGAAGGACAGCGCGCCGGCTCGGTGCGCCTCGGGCCAAGGGTTGATCCCGACGAGGTGCCGCGCGCGTGGTTGGAGGAGCAGGCGCTCGCGAGCCTGGAGAACGCAAACGTCACACCTATCGGGTAAGACGGAGGGTACATGGCGATCACAAAGCTGCACTCGTTCGAGGCCGATGCCGAAGTGCTCGGCCGCATCCACATGGTTCACTTTCAGGATGAGGAGCTGACCATCATCGGGCTCTCGTTGGAGGATGCGCATCGCGTGTTGGACGCGCTCTCGCTCGGCTCACTGGTGGCTGTCGCTGTTCCGCACGGCGAGCAGGCTGAACGCTACACGCCGATGCCGCACCGGAACGGCAACGTCCACCATGAGGAGCCACACCCCGCGGTCATGGCCGGCGCGCCGCTGCCGGAGATCGTGACCACGCCTGCGCCGGTCGAGCAGGTCGAGGCCGAGTTTGCTGACGCTTCGATGCCGGCTGGGCCGAGCGCCAAGCTGCCGGAGGATGATGATCCGTTCGGTCCCGCGCCCGACCCGCTGCCGACCTGGGCCGGCGGCACTGCGCCGAACCCGCCGCTGGTCCCGCCGACAAGCCGCGCGCCTGCACCGGCCGGTGAAGCTGGCGACCTGCCTGACGAGCTGTCGAAGGCCAAGACGGTCGTCGGCGCGCTGCACGCGCTGGCGCTGCTCAAGGGGTGCCACGAGATCGAGGTGTTGATTGTCGAGGCCACGAAGCTGAAGGACCAAGTGCCGGCGCTGCGTGTGGTGGTCAACCTGGAGGACCGCATCCGGCGCACCGTCGAGGCGCACCCCGAGAAGGTGTGGCCGGCCTGATGGGACGTGCCTTTGGCCATTGAGCACCTAGCCCTTTACCCCGACACGCCGCTTGCGGCGGTCGAGCGCGTCAAGCCGCTTGGCCTTGACCACTCGTGTCGGCGCTGCCCGTTGTCGGGGCAGAAAGGTATCCGCACGGTCTGCGTGCCGCCCGAGGGCGACCCTGGTGGGCTGCTGCTCGTGGGCGAGATGCCGGGCCGTGACGAGGATCTGGCGGGCCGGCCGATGATCGGCACGGCCGGCGGCTACCTGCGCCGGCTCGTGAGCAAGCTGTGGGCCGGGCCAGTGGCGTTCGACAATGGGCTGCGCTGCCACGGCGTGATGGCTAGCGACAAGGACCGGGTGAAGCTGCTCAAGTACACCGACGCCTGCCGCGGCTTCATGGCGCAGACGCTTCTCGAAGTGCAGCCCGAGCGCGTGGTGGCGCTCGGCAGCATCGCGGCCTACTCGCTGCTCGGGCGCGCGCCACCGATGATGTCCGTGCGGCGCGGCTACGGCTGGCTGATGGGCGACACGCCGACGCCGGTCTACCTGCTGTCGAACCCGGCAGCCACGTCGCGCAATCGTTTCATCAAGGCGGCGTTCGAGGCCGACCTTCACTGGGCGCTCACGTCGCCTATCCCTCGGCCGCGGCACCAGCACGCCTTCGCCACGGTGCTGTCGACGGTCGACGAGGCGCGCCGCGCGCTCGCTTCGCTGGATGCCGCGCGCTACGTCCTGTTCGACGTGGAGACGGCCGGGCTTCTGTGGGAGCCAGAGTTCACGCTACTGTGCGTGGCGTTCGCCTCGGTCGAAGCGCCTGAGCACGTCTACGTGTTCGACGGCGCAGCCGTCGAAGATCCCGCCATGCGCGAGGAGCTGCGCGCCTGGGTGACGACGCTCCCGCTCGCCGGGCAGCACGTCAAGTTCGACGTGAGCGCGATGGCGTGTGCGCTCGGGGTGGACCCGCTGAGCGTGCGGATCGAGTTCGACACCGGGCTCGTGCGCGCGCTGCTCGACTCCGGTTCGGACACGCGGCTGGAGGTCGTCACCGAGCTGGTCGGGATGGGCGGGCACAAGGAGGAAGCCGACGAGCTGATCCAGTCGGGTGCTGAGCAGGCCAGGGCGCAAGCCAAGGAGCTGCTGTCGGGGCAGGGCACGCTGTTCGGCGGGCCGCCACCGCTCGACCCGCCTGTGGCGCGCGGCATCCGCGACGAGTGGCCGACCCGCTCGTGGGCGTTCGCGACCGTGCCGCGCGTCCCGTTGCTGCGGTACAACGCACGCGACACGATGAGCGAGGCGCTGCTGGCCGAGCTGCTGGAGGCGCGGCTGGCCGGCGAGCCGAACCTCACGCGCGTGTGGCAGACCATCGTGAAGGACATCATCCCGACGTTCGCCTGCATGGAGCAGTGGGGCATCGGGGCCAGCCGGTCGGCTGCGGAAACGCTGGCGCGCTGGTGCGACACCAAGCAGCGCGCCGTACTCGCGCGGTTCCAGCCGTACAACATCCACCCCGGCTCACGCGATCAGGTGGCCGAGCTGCTGTTCAAGCGGCTCGGTCTGCCGTCGCAGCACGCCACGAAGACCGGCAAGGACTCGACCGACGCAGATGCGCTGGAGTCGATGCGCGGATTGCATCCGGTCATCGAGGACATGCTGGTGTGGCGCAAGTACGAGAAGCTGCGCGGCACCTACGCCGACGGCGGTGAGGCCGCGGTCGGCAAGCCGTTCAAGCTGGGTAAGGCCGGGCTCGTGCAGTGGATTCGGTCTGATGATCGCGTCCACCCGTCCATCAAGCCGCACGGCACGGAGACGGGTCGGCCATCATGCGAGAAGCCGAACCTCATGAACATCCCGCGCGCCGAGGACGAGGAGGGCGTGATGGCGCGCAACTGCTTCGCGGCCGAGGCGGGCTGGACGCTGGTCGAGTTCGACCAGTCGCAGATCGAGCTGCGCGTGATGGCGTCGCAGTCGGGCGACAAGAAGATGATCGACATCTTCAGGTCGGGCGTGGATTTCCACTACCGCACCGCGCAGCTCGTCGCACCGACCGTGTGGCGGATGAAGCCCGAGGACGTGCCCAAGAAGGGCAAGGAGCGCAGCGCGGCGAAGACGGTGAACTTCGCCGTGGCCTACGGCAAGCACGCGCGCTCGCTGGCGTGCGACATCTTCAAGACGCAGAACCCCACCGACGAGCAGGTGGCCATCGCGCAGGCGCTGATCGATGCCATCCTCGGGGAGTTCTCCACGCTGAACGCCTGGCTCAAGGGGCAGATCACGCACGCGCGCAAGCACGGCTTCGTGTGGGTGCCGCTGTTCGACCAGCTCGGGCGGCGTCGCTACCTGCACGGCGTGGCTGATCAGGATGACGGCCGGCGTGGGCACGCCGAGCGGGCCGCGATGAATAGTCCAGTGCAAGGAGGGGCGGCTGAGCTGACCCTGGCCAGCCTGACTGACGTGGTGCGCTGGGTGAAGCGGCACAAGCTGCCGGTGCGCGTCGGGCTCACCGTCTACGACTCCATCGTCATGGAGGTCCGCAACGACTTCGTGGCGACCGTACTGTCAGAGGTGCCTGGCATGATGACCCGGTGGAAGATCCCCAACGGGGTGCCGCTTGTGGCGGATGCCAAGGTCGGGCAGTCCTGGGGCGCGCTCGAAGAAGTGAAAACGTAAACCGAACCGGGCAAGACAGGGGTAGGGAGGCGTGATGGCCAAGCTGTTCGACATGGAGGTGGACGAGTTCCTACGCAAGAGCGTGAGCGTGGAGCCGCTCGCGATCAACGAGGAGTACGTCGAGCTGCCAGCCGCGCTGGCCTACTGGAACGCACGCTACGCCGACGCGCTGCGCGAGCACCTGAAGGCCAAGATGGTGCTGGACAGGACCGAGGCCAAGCTGCGCATCGAGTGCCGGGAAATGCTGGCTGCCGAGGGCAAGGTCACGGAGTCGATGATCGATGCGGCGGTCGAGCGGCACCCCGACTTAGAGATCGCCAAGCTCACGTCCATCGAAGCCGAGGTCGAGAAGGTCCGTATCTCTGGCGTGGCCGAGGCGGTGCGTGCGAAGAAGGACATGCTGATCAGCCTGGGTGCGACCATGCGCGCCGAGATGGATGGCGACCCGAGCATCCGCAAGCAGCACAATGACGCCGAGTTTCTTCGGCGGAAGTAGTAGTACAACCCGAACCTGCAACCTGAACCCTGCATCGAGTGAAGGAGAAATGACATGAGCAATCTGGTGAAGCACGGTGGTTGGTCGATGGAAAACGCGGACAAGGAAGCCCAGGAGCTGAACACCGCGGACTACATGAAGCTGGTGGTGGGGCGCAACATCATCCGCGTTCTGCCGCCGAAGGATCCGTCGGCGGGTTCGCCGTTCGTGAAGACGAGCCAGCACTTCATCCGCATGCCGGGGCTGGCGCGGGCGACGGTGTTCGCGTGCCCGCGCCAGCTCGCCAAGCGTCCGTGCCCGGCGTGCGAGAAGGCCGAGACGCTGAACCGCTCGGGTTCGTCCGCGGACAAGGCGCGCGCGTCGGAGCTGTGGCCCGGCCTGCGCATCTTCGTCAACGTGATCGACCGCAATAACCCCGACCGCGGGCCGCGCGTGCTCGGCATCGGCAAGGGGATCTTCGAGGACTTGCTGAAGATCCGCAAGCAGTCGTCGTCGGAGTTCGGGCTGGGCGGTGACTTCACCGATCCGGTCAACGGCTTCGACATCGCCATCGAGCGCGTGGGCACCGGCAAGGAGGACACGCGGTACAAGATTCTCGCGGCCAAGAAGCCCACGCCGCTGAACGTCGATGCCGCGACCACGACGCGCTGGATCGAGGAGCAGGCCGACACGGCGCAGTTCGCGCGCGTCCTGTCCCCCGAGGAGATCGCCGCGCTGTTCGGGCTCACGCCCGCGACGGGTGGCGACGCGGCTGGTGGTGCCGCGCCTGCGAGCGGGGCCACGGCGCGTGCGCAGGACTCCATCGACGCGGAGTTCACCGAGTAGCCTGGCGCGTTGCCGCCTCCATTGCGGTGACGAGTGGTAACCAGTGTGGTCCCGGCTGGCGGGAATACGGGGCGCTTTTCTTTCGCGGTCGCACCGGAGGACACGATGGCTCGTGATGACGTAGCGCGCGTGCTTGACGTAGTACGCAAGGGGCTCGGCAAGGATCTCGCTGCGACGTTGCAGCGGCTAGGCGATACCGAGATACAGCCGGTGGACGTGGTGAGCACGGGGTCAATGGCGCTCGACCATGCGCTCGGTGTCGGCGGCTTCCCGCTCGGGCGTATCGTGGAGGTGTACGGTCCTGAGTCCAGCGGCAAGACCACGCTGGCCCTGCATGCGATGGCCGAGGCGCAGAAGCGCGGGTTGGTCTGCGGCTTCGTCGATGCTGAGCATGCGCTCGACGTGGGCTACGCCAAGGCGCTCGGCGTGGTCACCGACGACCTTCTGTTGTCGCAACCCGACAACGGCGAGCAGGGGCTCGACATGGTGGAGCGGCTGATCGAAGCCGGGGCGGGCGTGGTCGTGGTCGACTCGGTGGCGGCGCTTGTGCCCAAGGCCGAGATCGACGGCGACATGGGCGACGCGCACATGGGGCTTCAGGCTCGGCTGATGTCGCAGGCCATGCGCAAGCTGACCGGCGTGACGTTCAAGTCCAACGCGCTGGTCATCTTCATCAACCAGATCCGCATGAAGATCGGCGTGCTCTACGGCAGCCCGGAGACGACAAGCGGCGGCAACGCGCTCAAGTTCTACGCCAGCGTCCGCATCGACGTGCGCCGCATCGGCAAGGTCGGTGAGGACAAGGTTACGACCGGCGTCCACACGCGGGCCAAGGTGGTCAAGAACAAGCTGGCCCCGCCGTTTCGTGAGGCCGAGTTCGACATAACCTTTGGCAAGGGCATCGACCGGGACCTGGACCTGCTGGTCGTGGCCGAGGCGCTGGAGGTGGTCGACAAGGCCGGGTCGTGGTACTCGTTCGCCGGGGAGAAGCTGGCGCAGGGGCGTGAGGCGGTTGGTGCCGTGCTGGCCGGCAACCCGGAGCTGCGCGCCAAGTTGGAGGCGGCTGTGCGCGAGCGCGTGCGCAAGAAGCCTACGGCTGCTGCATGACGCTGGTGCTGGTCAAGGTCGGGCTGGTAGCCGTGACGCTGGTGGTCTGCACGGCGGGCTACTACATCGTGCGCCCGCTGCCGCGTTGGCTGGTGCCGCACGAGCGGTACTACTGCGAGCACCCGACCTGCATCGCATCCTTCCTTGGCCCGGCCGGGCGCGCCATGCACGAGCTGGCCGAGCACGGGAAGGAGCAGCCGTGCGCGTTCAAGCTGCCACCGCGCAACCGAGAAATCTACAACCGCAAGGCCACGCGCATCGCACCCGCGCGCGAGGTCCGCACGGCGAACGGCGTGCGCCTACGCATCGTCACAGGGAGACGGGCATGAGCGAGCATAGCCACGAGCGACGCGCGACCTTGGAGCCAGTGGACGGCTGCCCCGCTTGCATCGAAAATCTCTACAAGGAGGCCAACCACGACCGGCCAACCGTGCCGATGGACACCCAACCGGATGGGACCATCAAGTGCCTCGACCACGGCTTCGTCGAGCTGGTCGACTGCATGGGCGATGACCAGGCGATCTTGCAAGCTGCGCGCGTGAGCTACCAGCGTGACCGGCAGGAGCCGGATGAAGCGAAGGACCGGGCGCTCATCCGGTACCTCTACCGCAACCGGCACACCACTCCGTTCGAAATGGTCGAGTTTAAGTTCCACTGCCAGATGCCCATCTTCGTGGCGCGGCAGTGGATCAGGCACAGGACGGCCAGCGTGAACGAAGTCAGCGCGCGGTACACGGCATTGCCCGAGCTGTTCTACGTGCCCGAGCAGGAGCAGATCCAGTACCAGTCGGACGTGAACAAGCAGGGCCGGTCGGGCGTGATGGACGAGGGGGACATGCATCAGCGGGTCTTTCAACGCGAGGCAGCCGGCGCGTTCGCCATGTACAAGGCGCGCCTCGACAACGGCATGTCCAAGGAGCTGGCGCGCATCAACCTGCCGCTCTCGGCCTACACGCGCTGGTACTGGAAGATCGACCTACACAACCTGCTGCACTTCCTCTCGCTGCGGATGGACCGGCACGCACAGTACGAGATCCGGGTGTTCGCCGAGGCGATGGCGACCTTCGTCAAGGCGCGTTGCCCGCTCGCGTGGGAAGCCTTCGAGGACTTCCGGCTGAACGCGGTGACGTTCTCGGCGGTCGAGATGGAGGTCCTGTCGAGGATGCTGAAGTCGAGCGTCGGGAACCCGGCTGCGTGGAAGCACGAAGACACCTGGCCGACCAAGCGTGAGGGCGAGGAGTTCGTCGCCAAGATCGCGAAGCTGCTCAAGTGAGCAAGATTGCCTTCGTGGCCGATGTCCACTGCGCCAACCACGCGCGTTGGGGTGGGTCTGCACAGTCGGGGATCAACCGACGCTGCCGCCTGATCCTTGACGCGTTGCTGGCTGCGACAGATGCCGCGCGCAAGGCGGGCTGTGAGGCGTTCGTCGTGCTCGGCGACCTGTTCGACACGATGCGACCGGAGCCACAGGTGATCGCCGCGGTGCGCGATGCGCTCCTGAATTTCAACGGACCCGTGTTTCTGCTCGTCGGCAACCATGACCAGGCCAGCACTTCGCTTGGCGACCACGCGCTCGGGCCGCTTGCCGTCGAGGGCATCACCGTGGTGGAGAACCCGATGCCCTACCGGGTGGGTGACGTGCTGCTGTCGCTCGTGCCGTTCCGCCCTGGTGACGCGCGCGAGTGGTTACGCGCCGCGGTGCCGCCGGTGCCGTTCCCTTCCAAGCACCGAGTGCTCGGTATCCACTTGGGGGTCATCGACGAGAAGACGCCGCCTTGGCTGTTCGGCGCGCTCGATGCCATCCCGCTCATGGAGCTGGCCAGGGCGGCGACCGACTACGACGTGGTGGTGGCCGGCAACTGGCACGCTCGCAAGGAGTGGAAGATCAGCGAGGGGCAGCACGTCATGCAGGTGGGCACGCTCGCGCCGACCGGGTTCGACAACCCCGGTCCCGAGGGCTACGGCACGCTGGCCATCTACGACAGCGAGCGCGGCTTGTCGTGGCAGGAGATCCCTGGCCCACGCTTCGTGGCGCGTGACGAGGTGGCCAAGGTTGCGCCGGGCTGCACCGTGTTCGCGCGCGTGCGCGCCGCGCCCGATGACATGCCGTCGGCGATGGCCTGGCTCACCGAGGCGAAGGAGAGCGGCGGTGTGACTGACGGCGAGGTCCAGGCCGACAAGGGTGAGTCAGAAGCCGCGGCACGCTCGGCGGCGAGTGCAGCCGGCACGGCGTCCACGCTCGATGAGGCGGTGACTCGGTTCGTCAACGCCATGGAGTTGCCGATGGTGGACGGGCATCGAGACGCTGTGCTGGAGCGCGTGCGCGGGTATCTCAAGGAGGCCATGTGAGCGCGACCAACCGCAGTGATGTGCGTCTGCCCGACGACGCGTACATGACCCCGCCCTGGTGCGTGCGTCGGCTGCTGGAGGCGGTCGGCGGCGAGCTGCCGGGCGGGCGGTGGATCGAACCGGCGGCAGGCAACGGCTCGATCATCGCGCACACCATGCGCGGTGACGTGGAGTGGACCGCCGTCGAGAAGCGGGCCGAGTGTACGCAGGCGCTCGCGCCGCTGGTCACGCACCTGTTCTGTCCCGAGGACTTCCTTGGGCCGACCGGCCTGCACGACTTCAACGTGGCCATCACCAACCCGCCGTACTCGCTGGCGTTCGAGTTCTATAAGCAGTGCCGCGCCATCGCCGCTCACACGTTCCTGCTCTTGCGGATCAACTTCATCGCGAGTCAGGCGCGCTCGTTGGCCTTCCGTGAGGACACGCCGGACATCTTCGTGCTGCCCAACCGGCCGAGCTTCACGGGCGGTGGGACCGACGCTACCGAGTACGCCTGGTTCTACTTTCCTCCTGAACGCAGAAAGGTCGGGAGGATTCAGGTGCTCGCGTCGACCACGCCAGAGGAGCGCAAGTACGCAGGCACGGTGCGCGAGCTTGGGCCGACGCCATGAACGTCCAGTCCATCCAGCTCGCCGGCTTCACCAGCTTCCAAGCAACGGCGCGGCTCAACTTGCCCGAGCGCGGCGTGGTGCTGATCACCGGAGCGAACGGTGCTGGCAAGTCGTCGACCGTCGAGGGCGTGGCTTGGGCGCTGTGGGGCAAGACGCTGCGCGGTGCCGACCCAACGCACGGCGACGAGCTGTGCCTTGTGTGCCTGACCTTGGCCCCTGGTCTGCTGGTCGAGCGTGCGCGGAAGAACGCCAAGACGGTCCTGTCGTGGGAGGGCGGGCCGGAGTACGAGAACGCGACCAAGGCACAAGCGGCACTGGAGCGGACGGTTGGATCGTTCGACGTGTGGCGGCGAGCGTGCGTGTTCAGCTCGGCGGACGCGGCGCACTTCACGCTGGCCACGGATGCCGAACGCAAACGCCTGCTGGAGACAGTGCTCGGGCTCGACCGCTTTGACGGCGCGCTCGATGCTTGTCGCGCTGACCTGCGTGGCGCGACGACCAAGCAGGAGGCCGCACGTCGGCAGGCCGAGGTACTTCAGGCGCGGCACCAGGAAGCCGAGAAGCGTGCGGCTGATGCACGCGAGGTGTTCAACGCTGTGCGCCCGACGGTGAAGGTGGACGCAGAGAAGACGGCGGGCCTGCGCCGGATGCTCGATGCTGCGCAGCGCGAGTCGAGTGCTCTGATCGACAAGCGCCGGCAGCTTGACCGGGCCGGCGGCGAGCAGGAGGCCAACGCGCGCAATGCGCAGGCGCGGCTGGCCAAGCTGGGTGAAGGTGCCGAGTGCCCATCATGCGGGCAGAAGGTGCCCGAGGCCAAGCGCGCGAAGCTGCGCGCCGAGGTCAGTGAGTGGGTCGAGCAAGCGCAGTCGGTCAAGGCTGCCGCGCGCGAGGAGATGACCCACATCGAGGCGGCGCTGTCCGAGCTGGATGAGGAGCATGACGCGCTCCGCGCGAAGATGCGCGTGCAGGAAGAAGCCGCAGCCATCGCGGCGGCCACGATGCGGCAGGTGTCGCAGGCTGCCGACCAGCTCGCGCGCGCTGCGGCCGAGGTTGAGAAGCTGGCGGCCGACGTGGTGGACGCGGTGGCGAAGGCTGAGCAGGCATCCGGCGAGGTCATGGTGCTGCTGGCATGCGAGCGGGTGCTCGGCCTGAAGGGCGTGCGCGCGCACGTCTTGGCCGGCGCACTGTCAGGGCTGGAGGCCGCGGCGAACGCCTGGCTGTCGCGCGTGGCGGCACCAGGGCTGCGGCTCAAGCTGAACCCGTATACCGAGAAGAAGACCGGCGGCTTGGCCGACTCTCTCAGCCTGGACGTGATCGGTGCTGGTGGCGGGCGCGGGTACAAGGGTGCGAGCGCAGGCGAGCGGCGGCGCATCGACCTCGCGCTCATGCTCGCGCTGGCCGACGTGGCTGGCGCGGCGCACGGTGTCCACGCTGGCACGATGTTCTTCGACGAGGTAGCCGATGCGCTCGATGGCGACGGGCAGGTGGCAGCGGCCGAGGCGCTGCGTGACCTTGCGGCTGACCGCTGCGTGGTCGTGATCTCCCACAGCGATCAGCTCGCGTGGGCTCTCCAGCCGGCGATGCGCGTGCGCGTTGAGGCCGGCTGCTTTGTGGTAGGGTGAATGCCGATGAACGGGGAAATCAGGATTGAATATGTCCCGCTGGGGTCGGTAGCGCGTTGGCCGCGCAATCCCAAGTTGCATGACCACGATGCTTTGGGGGCCAGCGTTGATCGCTTCGGCTTCGTCCAGCCGCTCCTTGTGGACGAGCGCACGGGGCAGCTCGTCGCTGGCCACGGCCGGCTGGAGACGCTTCAGAAGCGGAAGGCCGAAGGCAAGCCACCGCCCGGTCGCGTGACGGTGGGGGCTGACGGCGAGTGGATGGTGCCGGTGATCCGCGGCGTCGCCTTCGGCAGTGAAGCCGAGGCCGAGGCGTACTTGCTGGCTGATAACCGGCTCGTGGAGATCGGTGGCTGGGACAACGATGTCTTGATCGCCATGCTCGACGCAGCACGCATGGACCCGACTGCTCTGCTCGGGACGGGCTTTTCGTCCGCGGAAGTCGAGCACTTGATCACGGCGCAAGCCATGCTGCATCCGCCGCCGCCTGCTGAGCCGCCGGAGTACGACGAGGACATCGCGGCGGACGTGCCGATGTTGGAGTGCCCGGCCTGCCATCACCAGTGGCCGAAGAAGTGAGCTTCACGGTAGTCAGCTTATTCGCCGGCTGTGGCGGCTCGTCGCTCGGGTACAAAATGGCTGGAGGTGACGTGCGGTTGGCTGTCGAGTGGGATGACCACGCCGTCGCTTGCTACCAAGGGAACTTCCCGGCCACGCCGATCCACCACGGTGACGTGGCTGCGCTCATGCCGGAGGACGTACTCACGCGCGCCGGGCTTCAAGTTGGAGAGCTGGACGTACTCGATGGGTCGCCGCCGTGCCAAGGCTTCTCGACTTCAGGCAGTCGCCAGATCGATGACCCGCGCAACTCGCTATTCCGTGAGTTCGTTCGGCTACTCCGCGGACTACGCCCGCGCGCGTTCGTGATGGAGAACGTGGGCGGCATGGTGCGTGGGAAGATGCGGCTCGTGTTCGCCGAGGCGCTGCGTGAGCTTCGCGCGAGCGGCTACGCCGTGCGGTGCCGCCTTCTCAACGCTTGGTGGTACGGCGTCCCGCAGAGCAGGCAGCGTGTCTTCTTCATCGGTGCGCGTGATGACCTTGGTATTGACCCGACGCATCCGGTCCCTGAGCGCGATACGCCGATCACGGCGCAGGAGGCGTTCACTGGTTTAGTTGAGACAGATGACGCGACCCGCCTGAGTTCGCACGCTCTGCATATGTGGAGCCAGACGCTCCCCGGCTTCACCTTCAAAAAGGGGCATTCGAATCATACAGCGTGGCTCAACTGGAAGAAGATGCACCCCGATCAGCCGCCCCCCGCGAGGTTGCCAAACTCGTGGTTCAACTGGGCTAAGTTGCACCCCAACCGTCCGTCACCAACGCTATCGAAGACGATGACGCTGACCCATTGGGCCGCGCCGCGACTACTATCCGTATCCGAGTGCTTGCGTATTTCCTCGTTCCCCGACTCCTTTGCGCTCTCGATGCCGGGCTCGACTCACGCGAAGTACGCGCGCATCGGCAACAGCGTGCCTCCGTTGCTCGCGCGCGCAGTCGCGGCGCACGTTCGTGACACTATCTTGACGCGCGCAAGCGTGCGCGCCGCGTAGAAGCCCCGCGCGCGGGCAAGACGAGGAACGATGAGCCAGGATACCTACGCACTCTGCTGCGTCTGCGGGGAGTCGACGCGCCACCGTATCGGCGGTGAGTCGGTGTGTCGTGCGCGGGCTTGTCGCGTGTCCGTGCTTGGCACGAACGAAGCCGACGCTGACTCACGCGCCTACCTGACCGGGCACGACGCAGATGAGGACGGCATCGGCGATCACACGCCACTGCCCGCGCGCTGCACACCCTTGCTGAACGCGAGCATCAACCTGCCCGATCTTGACTGCACCTGTAACCCGTCGCTGTCACACAATGGGCGCTGCGTGAACTGCGATGGGCTGGTGGACGAATGATCCTCTCAGACGCCGACATCAGGCGCGAGCACGCGAATGGCTCCATCGTCATCGAGCCGTTCCGCGCGGACGCGCTCGGCCCCAACAGCTACGACGTTCATCTCGGGCACACACTGCTCTACTACCAGCACGAGTACCTCGACGCGCGCGTCAACAACCCGGTGATCCGCATCTCGCTCGGGACCGCCGGCTTCGTGATGAAGCCGGGCCTGCTCTACCTAGCTGCGACGGAGGAGTACACGGAGACGCACGCGCACGTTCCCTACCTTGACGGCAAGAGCAGCATCGGTCGGCTGGGCATCTTCATCCACGCGACAGCAGGCCGCGGTGACATCGGCTTCTGTGGGCACTGGACGATGGAGCTGAGCTGCATCCAGCCGGTGAAAATCTATGCCGGCATGCCCATCGGCCAGCTCACCTACCACGTCCCGGCCTCGCTGCCTTCGGTCGACTACGGCAAGCGCGCGCAGTCGAAGTACGGTGGCAACCGGAACCCCGAGCCGCAGCCGAGCGCGATGTGGCGCAACTTCACCAAGGAGAAGCCGTGACTCCGTACATTTGGTTCGAGGGCATGGACGGTTCCGGCAAGTCGTCGCTATGCCGGGCGGTGAGCGACGCGCTGTCGACGCACGGGCGCGCGCACGCACGCATCGCGTTCCCTGGTCGGCACTCGATCATCGGCTCACTCATTCGCGACGTGTTCGACGGCAAGGTGGTCATCGACCCGAGTGCGATGCTGTGGCTGTTCGCTGCCGACGCACGCGACTGCGAGGCGCGCATCCGCCAGCACATCGCCGACGGTGCCGCCGTGCTCTGCGACCGACATACCGTGTTCAGCGCGCGCATCTATCAGACGCGCGAGCACGGGATGGCTGCGGTGCGCGCGGTGCAAGACGCAGCGCGCTTGTCGATGCCTGACAGGATCTACATGCTCGACGTGCCCGCCGAGGTTGCGCTGGAGCGGCGCGCGGCGCGGCAGGAGAAGCGCAACGAGCTGTACGAGCCGGAGCAACTGGCCGAGGTCGAGCAGCAGCGCGCGGCCTACCGCAACGTGGCCGAGGAGTTTCCGCAGGCGTGTATCCTCGACGGCCGGTACTCGCCGGCCGCGCTGCTTGCACATGTGCTCGACGACCTCGGGATTGGTTAATGGGGCGCGGTGACGGGATGCGTCTGCGTCGCAGCGCACACGATCTTGCGGCGGCACCACCACCACCACATCCGGACGATGCTGCGCTGCTGGTGCAGGCCGAGCGTGCGCTGCTGGACATGGCGCGCCGACTCGCGATGCACACCCAACACGCCGACGCATGCGCGACCGCGCGCGCCATCGCCGAGCGGCTTCGTGACCGGGCCGCGGTCGCACCGGCACCGGCTGGCACCGTCGAGAAGTAGGCGCGGGCCGCGCTTTTTCGTTAGTGGTTACGTGTGCTTACGAAACCATAAAAAACATGAAAAACATCGTTGACATTAATCCCATAAGGACTATGATTGATCTTGCTGGCGATTGACCAGCGAGGGAACGACGATGACGATGCGTACTGACTGCCACCGCCAGACCGCCCGCTATCTCGCCGCAGCGATCGCCGCCCTCGGGCAGGGCGCGGAAATCACCGACGAGGCCGCCCTCGTCGCCAGCCTGGCGCAGGAGTGCGACCGGCTGGAGGACCAGATCTGCCGCGACGCCGACGAGGGCGCGCGCCTCCTGCAGCGCACGGCGCAGCGCCTCGCCGCCGGCGGATGGGAGGGCAACCCCATGACCTGCAGCGTCTTCAACGGCATCTCCGACGGGCTGGTCGCCTTGAAGGCGAAGGCCGAGGCGCTGCGCGCGATGGTCCGCGTCGCCGGCGGCCGCGATGCGCGTGACCGCTTTGACGAGTCGCTGGAGGCGCGCCGCGCCGCCGATCAGGCGGCCGCCGCTGCTGCCGAACAGTCCGTGATCGAGGCCGCGCAGGCCAGCAAGGCGGTGCGCTAGCATGAGCACACTGCATACCGCCTATCTCGCTGCCGTCGAGGCCGCGCGGATCGCCGAGCAGGCGTGGATGGACGGCGACAGTGCCACCCAGGAGGATCTCACGCACCCCGCTCGCATCGCCACCGATGCTGCCGTCGAGGCCGCGCGGATCGCCGAGCAGGCGTGGATGGAGTCAGACGAGCCGCGTGAGTGGGGACTCTACGAGGACGGCGACTGCTACGCGACTCACTGGGGAACACTGGAGGAGGCCATGGCGGCGGCGCGGTGCAACATCGATGCGGCCAACTACGAGGTGACCCAGACGATCTGGATCGACTACCGAGTGGTATGCAAGGAGTCTGGCGAAAAGGACGGTGGCCTCAAGCAGCTCGACCCCCCGGAGCCTGACTGCGCCAGCGGTCACGATCATGACTGGTGCGCGCCACACGAGGTCGTGGGTGGGTGCGAGAGCAACCCCGGTGTCCAAGGCCATGGCGGCGGCGTGGTGATCACGGATGTCTGCTCGCACTGCGGATGCTACCGCGTGACCGATACGTGGGCACAGCGCCCGGACACTGGGCAGCAGGGACTCACGTCTGTCGAGTACCGCGACGCCGATGACGCGTCTGCGGCGTGGGTCGGGGCGGAGTCCGAGGCCGTGCTCGCCACCACGGAGGTGCGCTAGTGCGCGACCACTACCGGCTGCGGCTGCCCGACGGCAGGACGCGCACCACGACCGTCGACGTACAGGCGTGGATCCCTGACCCGCGGGTGCTCGACGAGGTGCCGGCCGAGCAACGGCTCGACCTGGCGATCGACTACGCCGAGGCAGCCGACGCGCTCCAGTCAGCCGCCCATTCCAGCGACGAGGAGGTCAGTGACTGCTGCCAGTGCGAGTGCTGGGTCACCCATCTCGACCAGGCCATGCTCGGACACCCGGCGCATCAGCGGGCGAGGTAACCATGCCGACCGACGCGCCCCGCGAGCACCTGTCCGAGACGGGCACGGTCTATGTGACGATGGCCGCGACCGCGGCGCAGGCGGCGGTGTGATGCGAACCAACGACGAGAGCAAGCTGCCACGGTGGGCGCAGCAAGAAATGACCCGGCTGCGCGACCGGCTACGCGAGGACGTGGCGTACTGGAAGGCCAAGGCGCACCAGGCCACCACGCCGGGGGAGTCGGACACCATCCTCGTGGATGGCATGGCCGAGCATGGCTTGCCGGCCGGCAGCCTCGTGCGCTTCATGCTGTGGTGCCTCGAACCGGAGGGCGCGCACACGCAGACCTTCATCGACGTGCGGGTCAAGGATGACCGACTGGAGCTGACGGCCGGTGACGTGGTCCCGGTCATCCGGCCGGCCGCGCCTACCATCTCGGGTGGCCTGGACGTAACTGGCTACCCGCCCGCGATGCAGGTCGAGCCACGCGCATCCAACACCATCTACGTTCGGGTGCGCTGATGGTCGCGGACAGCGCCAAGCCGATCCCCGAACGCGCGATGGGCTGCCTGCTCGGCGTGTCCGTGGGCGACCAGCTCGGCTACCCCATCGAGTTCCAGCGCGGACCCTTCCCGCCTGCGCCACCGGCCGCGGTCGGGCCGCACCATTCCGACGACACGCAGATGACCCTGTTCGTGGCCGAGGGGCTAGCGTACCGGGCCACGCTGCGCGGGCAAGCTGCCGCCATGCTGCGCTGGTACTCGACGCAAGACCTGGCGCGCGTGGGCTCGCCGTTCTACTTCGGCGCGCTCGATGACGACCGCATCGTGCCCGGCCTGTCGCGCCGGCTGCTCGATGACTCGCGTCTGCACGTCGACCGTGCGCCGGGCTCGACCTGCCTGATGTCCCTGGCCGCGCTCGCGCTGCGCGCCGACGGCCGACACCCGGCGGCCAACGACTCGGCTGGCTGTGGCGTGGTCATGCGTTCAGCACCCTACGGCCTGGTGGCCGGGCTGCCGCGTCACGCGGCGTTCGACTTCGCCTGCGCATCCGGGCAGCTCACGCACGGCAACGTGCGCGGCTGGCTGCCGGGCGGGTTCCTGGCTGCGACTGTGTGGGGGCTGGTGCGTGGGGAGCCGCTGCCGGACGCGCTGCGCCTGGCCGAGCACCTGTGCGCTGAGCGAGCTGGCGACCAGCACGCGCTGCTTGGGCTGCTGAACGGGGCGGTCGCCTTGGGCGCAGCCACCGGGCCGGGCGGGTTCCTGGGCTCGGACGCGACCGCGGCCGACTTGTCCAGGCAGCTTGGTGGAGGCTGGGTGGGTGACCAGGCGCTCGCCTGGGGCATCGCCGCTGCCGCCTCGTGCTGGTGCGGGGGCGAGCTTCCAAGCCCGCAGCGGGTTGGCCTGGCGCTGTGGCGGGCCGCTGCGCACGCGGGCGACTCGGACAGCACGGCGTCGATAGCCGGTGCCTTGATCGGAGCCATGGCCGGTGTGGACTGCCTACCGCCTGTCTGGGTGGCCGGAGTCGAGATGGGGCTGGAGCTGCGCGGGCTGGCCGGCGCGCTGTCGGGAGTGACCAGGTGAACCAGGCACGCGCAGTGTACGTCTGCCAGTGGGGGCATCTCACCGAGACGCATGGCCGGCGCTTCATCCGGTCCTGTCCACGCAAGACGACGCACGCGGAACGCGGCTGCGTCGCGCGCCCTGGTCGGTTGACCTCGTGTCGCTACCCGGCGATGCGCTTGGCTCCAGCGGTCGCCACCATGGTCGGGCTCGTCCAGCCGCGTAACCAGGCAGAGTGGGGTCAGGTAGCTTGGGACCGGGTAAACGATGCCGGGTTCGCCGTGCTGCGCGAGTTCGGCTGGCCGAGCGATGGTGCCTGGCAAGCGTCGTGGAAGGGTGGTCGCTGAATGATACTAGTTGTCTGTCCAGCGGGTCACGTTGACGCACTGTCCGCACTGTCCGACTTCGACTACTTACCCCGAGGAGTGATGTGCCCGCGCTGCTGTCGGGCTGGCATCATCCGAGGCTGCTACTTCGCGCGTTTGGCCGATCCGGCGGTGCTCACCGTGTTCGAGCTGGCGATGCGTGGGGGTAGCAGTTCGAGTGGTGAGCGCTGGTCGGCGCTCGCTGCCGCGCAGGAAGTCTGGGACGTGAGACACGGCGTGCTCGCCGAGATGTTGAAGTGAAGAAGGGCCGGCGACACGTCAAGGGGAGCGACCAAGAGGTGCGGCTTTCCTGCGCTGAAAAGAGTTGCTGCTCCAAGAAGATTAAGGTCGAGGAGGCGCGTGTGATCGCCAACCTGCTCAAGACCAAGATCAACAAGATGGAGCTGGAGCTGGATCACGCCAAGCTGACCGGCCGGCTCAAGACGGGCAGTCCGAACCTGCCCAATTTCGTGCGCGTCAAGGCAACGTGACCACGCGGTCCTGGCTGGTCTGCCTATCCGACGTACTCGCCACGCTCGCCGGTTACGCGCTCGTTCAAGCTGGTGTCCGTTGTGCTGAGGTCGTGCTCATTGAGCACCGCGGTTGACCTTCCCGTCTGATGCTGTCAGCATAAATCCCTGCGGTCCCACAAGCCGCTGAAATCCATGGGTCAAAGAGCAATCACCAGAGAGAACTACGACGCCATGCTGGCAGCCTTCCGGTCCATAGCTGCCGAAGGCAAGCAGATGAACTGGGAGGAAGCCGCAAGAAGGGCTGGCTGCGACAGCCGAACTGCCCGCCGCGCCTACCATCTCGGGTGGCCTGGACGTAACTGGCTACCCGCCCGCGAGGTGCTGGCGGATGAGCAGTTCCACGCACGCGCTGCACGCATGGAGCTGGAGATCGCTGGGGTCATGGAGCAGCTCGGTCTGCTCACGGTCGAGCAGACCGAAGCCGCTGCCGCGCTGGCCGCGGCACGCCAGGCCGCGACCGACAAGCTGGAGCAGGCCGAGGTCGGTGCGCGCAGGCGCATCGCCGACCTGTTCGAGAAGGCGCACATGGACGGGATGGAGCAGGCGGCGGATGAGGCGCTGCTCTCCAAGTCCGCACGCAAGAACGCGATGAACGCGCAGGGCTTCGTGGCGATGGCCTGGGGCACGGCCAAGGTGCTCGCCGAGAAGATCGGCAAGATGGTCCGCGAAGACAACCTGTCGCAGAAGAACATGCTGATGCTCATGAAGGAGCTGGTGCGTGCGACCCGCGAGGTGAACATGGCCTCACGCCTGGCCATCGAGCTGGAGCGGCTGCGCGTGGGCGACCCGACCGAGATCGTGGGCGTGAAGCTGGAGCCACCGTCCATCGAGGAAGCTGCGCGCGACATCGAGCACGCCGCTGAGCTGCTGGCCATGGCGCGCCGTCGGCATCCGCTGGCGCACCCGACCACGGGTGACACGGCGGTCGTCGTGGTGGACGGCGCTGGCGAAGGGCATGGCAGTAACGGCAACGGGAACGGAAACGGGCAAGTCCACTAGCATGGTCGACTTCAGTGGAGAGCCTGGTGCGGGTAATGCGCCTGCTTGTCCGGCGTGCGGAGCGATGGTCGTCAAGCCCGGCCTGTGTCTGAACTGCGGGCTGGCCGTGACTATGACGGGCCGTCGCATCATGCAGGACGAAAAGGGCGTGCGCGAGCTGCCGCCTGAGCGTGAAGGGGGCGACCCGCGTGGTGAGGCCGGGCTGGCCATGCTGAGCGCGAAGTCCGCAGCCGAAGCCATCGTGCGGATTCGGATGGGGCCGGAGTGGCTGGAGATGCTGAAGGAGGACATGGGCGAGGATGTTGCCCAGCAGGCGCTCGACTTCCAGGCGCAGGAGGAGGAGAAGGCCATCACGGCGCAGCGAGCCGCACACTACAAGCGCCTGTTGCCACCGACCTTGCGCGCGCACTACTGCCCCGAGTGCCGTGCGTTCGCCACCGCAGCGAACCGGCTTCAGGATGCTTGCCAGCAAGGGCACCGCGTGCCAGCCGGCGGCGTCGCGCGCGAGTACGTGCTGGCTGAATCGGTTGCCGAGGGCTACTGGCGCGAAGGTGTCCTCGCCGCCATCGCGCTCATGGTCCACTTCGACATGAACGGCAGCAGCGAGGGCGACTACGCTTCGGCCGCATCGCACCTGTCCGCGCTGCTCAACCGCGGGCGCGCGGCGTCCCAGCCGCAGCCCGAGCAGCCGATGATGGCCGTGTCGTTTCCGAGCGACGGGCCTGTCGTGCGGGACCTGTAGTGCAGGGCGCGCCGGTACTCGAAGGCTGGCGACGCGCACGCGGCGGGCTCGACCGGCTGCGCCCGCTCGCACTCTCCGACCCGGCGCTGTTCAACGCCATGATCATCCGTGACGAGACGACGGGTGAGCCGATTCACCTGGCCCCGATGCACGAGGCTTGGCACGACCTGATTGACCAGCATGACCGCCTGGTGATCTGGTCGCACACCGAGGCAGGCAAGAGTCAGCAGGTGTCCATCGGCCGGACGCTCTACGAGCTGGGCCGCAACAACTCCTGCCGCGTGGCCATCGTGTCCAACACGCACGGGCAGGCAGCGAAGCTGATCAGGTCCATCTCGAAGTACATCGAGCAGTCGGATGAGCTGCGCGCGATCACCGGGCTGCGCCCTGGCGACCCTTGGTCAGCCAACCAGCTCTACGTCCAGCGCCCGCTGATCTCCAAGGATCCGAGCGTGCAGGCGTGCGGCATCGGCGGCAACATCCTCGGCGCTCGCGTCGACTTCTTGATCCTCGATGACGTGCTCGACTACGAGAACTGCCGGACAGCCGACCAGCGCAAGAAGCTGATCGAGTGGTACGACGCCACGCTGGCCGGTCGCCTCACCGCGACTGCGCGCGTGTGCGTGGTCGGCACCGCGTTCAACCCGGATGACCTGCTGCACAACCTTGCTCGGCGACAGGGCTGGAAGGCCGTGCGCTACCCGGTCATCAACGAAACGACCGGCACGCCGCGCTGGCCCGAGCGTTGGCCACAGGAGCGCATCGAGCGCGCACGACAGGACCGTGGTCCCATCGAGTTCGCGCGGCAGATGCTCTGCAAGCCACGCACGGACGAGGAGGCTCGGTTCCGCTGGGAGTGGATCGCCAAGTGCCTTGCGCGCGGCAACGGTCGCCGGCTGGCCTACGGGCTTCAGTCCGTGCCGCCCGGCTGCCGCGTGGTCACGGGCGTTGACCTTGGTGTGCAGCAGCACAGCTCGGCCGACCTCACGGTGATGACGACGATCATCATCCACCCGAACGAGGACCGCGAGATCCTGAACATCGAGAGCGGGCGCTGGAGTGGCCCCGACATCGTGGGGCGCATCATCGACCAGCACCGGCGCTACCAGTCCATCGTGGTGGTCGAGAACAACGCGGCGCAGGACTATATCCGGCAGTTCGCACGCGGGCAGTCAGCCGTGCCCATCCGCGGCTACACGACCGGGCGCACGAAGGCGCACCCCGAGTTCGGCGTCGAGGGCATCGCCACCGAGCTGTCGATGGGCAAGTGGATCATTCCGTGCGATGGCGACCAGCGACACCCGGAGGTCGAGGCGCTGCTGAACGAGATGCTCTACTACGAACCGACCGCGCACACCGGCGACCGGTTGATGTCCCTGTTCTTCGCTCGTGAGGGCGCGCGCATGACCGGGGCGAAGGCGGCGACCGGCCGGCTGGACCTTCAGAGCCGGTAAACAGGTAGCCGACCGGGCAAGACAGGACGGATGGACACCAGGGATACCAGCGTTGAGGCGTACCAGCAGGCCGAGGCCGAAGGGCTGCTGACCAAGGAGCGGGCCGCGGTGTTCCGCGTGCTGCGTGAAGCCGTGACTTCCCTGAACGGCGATATGACCGGGCGCGAGGTTGATCAGGTGCTCGGCTCGGTGGACGCGCACAAGCGGCTGTCCGAGCTGCTGCGGCAAGGGCTGGCGGTCGATGCGATGACCCGCGCCTGCCGCGTGACCGGCCGGCGTGCGATTGCCTGGCGTGCCGTGCTCGGCGTCTACCCGCGCCCGCTCAAGGGGACGCGCAACGCGTGCCCACAGTGCAAGAGCGTGGTGACGGCGTGCGCCCACTGCGCGCGCTGCCCAGCATGCGGCGCATCCCGCGCCGCGCTTCCGGTGCCGACAGACAACGGGCCGCTGTTCAGCCGCTAGGGTAGAATCCAACCGTGATGAGCAAGGTCGAGACAGAGCAGCGTGCGCGCGAGGAGCTTGGAGCCGTGCGCTTTACCTGCCTCGCATGCGAGCGCACGCACACGATCCACATCCAGGGTCGCGAGCTGTCCAAGGCTTACGTCTTCGCCATCCGCATGACCCCTTGTCCGTGCGGTGGGATCATCACCGCGCGCCGCGCCGGGTTCGACTTGGACGAGAACGGGCTGGAGGGGCGACTGTGAGCGAGACGGACGAGAAGCGGATGGTCGAGGTGCAGGAGCTAATCGACTCCGTGCCGATGCGCGTGGCGACTGAGCAGCCAGGTGGGCCGATGCGTGTGCCCAAGAAGGGCAAGCTGTCCTGCTCGTGCTGCGGTGCGTCGCAAGAGCTGGAGGAGGGCGACGAGGTGGCGCTGGAGCACGAGCCGAGCTGCCAGTACCACGCGCGCTCGTTCGAGGAGGAAGTCGAGGCCGAAGCGCGTGAGCTGGCGTGGGCCGCGCTGCCAGAGATGAATCGGGCAGTCTTCCGCAAGGATGCGCAGCGCAAGGTGACGCGTACCCCGCGCAAGCAGGTCAAGCTGCCTGGCGTGGACGAGACGACCAAGCCGTGAAGATCCTGCTGACCACCGGGATGGTCACGCACGCTGTCGGTGCGCCAGGTCCGGTGTCGGCCGCGCGCGGGCAGGACTTGGAGGTTTGGGTGCTCGGCGACGACGGCACGCGCATGAAGCTCAACAACGTGCTCTCGCTTACCATGCGCTGCGACGGTCGGCAGAACCGCCTCACGGTCGAGCTGGTGTTGCAAGGCGTCGAGGTCGAGAACGTGGTGGCCGAGCTGCGGGCGCTCGACACGTTCGACGAGCTGGCTGCGCGGGCACGTGATAGCGTGAAGCCATGAGCCAGCCGGACGCCTGGAGAAACATGGCCGGAGCCATCGACTACAAAGTCTACGGCGACCGCATCGGCCGAATGGGCATGTCCCCGCGCCAGATGGAGATGAACCGCCGCTGGGCGGTCTACTGCTGCGCCAGCTACGACGCGCGCACCTGCGACTGGGACGGCACCAAGCGCGCCGACTCTGTGGAGCGCGAGGCCATCGCGCAGCAGGGCTTCATCCCGCCCGGCTTCTACGACGCGGGCGGGCAGATGGCCGACCTGCCGCTCAAGTTCCGCCGCCCAAGCGCGCCCTACCATCTCGGCAAGGTCATCACCGACCGCTTCACCGGGCTCCTGTTCAGCGAGCGTCGGCACCCACGCCTCGGGTCGACCGACCCGGTGACCGACGACTTCGCTGACGCGCTCGCCGAGGCCGCTCGCCTCTGGCCGGCGCTGATCAAGGCGCGTACCTACGGCGGTGCCACGGGTTCAGTTTGCACCAGCTTCCAGTTCTCCGCGGGCAAGCCTGTCGTCGAGGTCCATGACCCGCGGTGGGTGTTCCCCGAGTTCGAGGACCGCATCACGCACAAGCTGGCCAGCTTCGAGAAGCGGTACATGTACCCGCGCGAGATCCGCGACCCACAGACCGGGCGCTGGATCACGACGTGGTGGTGGTATCGCCGCGTGGTCGACTCGGCGCGCGACGTGGTGTTCGCACCTGTGCCGGTCGGCCGCGGCGAGGAGCCGCAGTGGATCGAGCTGTCGGTGGCTGAGCATGGGCTTGGCTACTGCCCTGCGGTCTGGACACAGAACCTTCCAGTCGATGACGACATCGACGGTGAGCCGGACATCCATGGGGTCTACGACCTGCTCGAATCCATCGACACGCTGCTGTCCCAGGCACAGCGCGGCGTGGTCGCGAACTGCGACCCGACTGCCGTGCTCGAAGGCGTGGGCGACCTGGAGATCCCGCAGCTTCGCAAGGGCAGCGGCAACGCCATCAAGCTGCCGCAGGGTACGTTTCGCTACGCCGAGATCACCGGCAGCGGGCCGCTGGCTGCACGCGAGATGGTCGGCGAGCTGCGTGGCTACGCGCTGGAGGTCGCGCAGTGCGTTCTGGAGCAGCCGGACATGGGGCAGGCTACGGCGACCGAGGTCAACAAGCGGTACGAGTCGATGCTGGCCAAGGCCGACGTGCTGCGCGAGCAGTACGGGCAGCGGCTCATTGCACCGCTCATGGACATGATGGTCACCGCCGCCACGCGCCTCGGCAAGAGTCGCGTCGAGGGTGACAGCCTGGTACGTTACGCTATCAAGTTGCCGCCGCGTATGGCCAAGGACGGCACGCGCGTTGAGCGCAAGCCGCCCGAGAACCCCGAAGCCGTGACGGTCCATTGGCCCGGCTACTTCGACACGTCCATCCAAGATGCGCAGACCGCGGCGACCGCCGTGGGTGCAGCCAAGGCAACCGGCGTGCTCGACGACGAGAACGCAGCCAAGTTCCTGGCCCCTTACTTCCGGGTCGAGGACGTGGATGCCATGCTTGTCGCAGCGCGTCGTGAGTCGGGCATGTCCCAGGCTTCGGTCGACTCCGACCTGATGCGCCTGAACGGCGTGAGCGAGGACGACATGGGCGCGGGCGCGCGCCCGGCCGCAGCCGGTGCCAACCTGCCGCCCGATGCGCAGGTGGCTTCCGCGTCACCGACTAACGCGGGCGTGCCGCTCGGCACCAAGTTCTTCCAGTACGAGATCGAGGGCGGGCTCGTGACCATCAACGAGGTGCGCGCGTCCAAGGGGATGGGGCCGAAGGTCGATGGCGAGCTGACCTTGCCCGAGTACCGCGCCAAGTATCCGGCGGTGTTCGCTCCGATGGACGATTCTGGTGGGCCATCCATGAAAACCGGCGGGGAATCGGGCAAGCCTGGTGAGTGATGGGAAGACGCAGGCGCGCAGCCGAGGGCTGGCTCACGGTCAGCGAGTTCGTCGAGCTGGTCGGCATCCATGGCCAGGGCAAGAACGCGGTCGACAACGCACGCGTACTGCTGGCCGAGTTCGCCTTCGAGGGTGAGGACGCCGCCATCGAGGTCGAGCGCGACGGTCGTCCGCTCACCGAGCTGGGCTTCCGTGCGGTGCCGACCGGCAGGCCGGCAGACGGGCATCGACCTGGCCTTGGCGGACTGGTCGAAATCCGCATCCGCGACCGCGCACGCTTTGACGAGGTGGTTGAGCGCATGCACGCAGCGGCCACGTTCACCGAGCTGGAGAAGCGCGCCGGTGGTGGCACCGTCACCACGTCCTTCGCGGAAGTGCTGCGCGCGCCCAAGGTGATCGACGCCATCCGCGAGAACAATATGCGTGAGGCGGTCAAGGCTGCCGGGTTCACCGAGCTGGAGAAGCGCGCTCCGGCCAAGCCGGCAACGTGATGATCACGTGAGCCGCGCGCGCGAGAACCGGGCGAAGGGTCGGAAGAACGGTGTCCGCCCGCGCACCGACCGGCAGCGTGCCGCGGCGACCTTCCGCGAGCTGGGCAAGCGCGGGACCGTTTCCAAAGGGAAGACCATCATTCGCGGTCGGGAAACCGAAGTCCAGTTGGTGCGTCCCGATGGCACGCTTGAACACTTCACCTACATGGACGACATTCTCGGGGAGTCATGATCATCGCGGTCGATTTCGACGGGACCATCGTGCAGCAGGACGGCCGGCGCTATGACGACGTGGAGACGCCGCTGGTGTTCATGCCCGGCGCGCGTGAGGCGCTGCAAGCGTTCAAGCGTGCGCGCCACACGCTCGTGCTCTGGTCGGGCCGAGCGCGCATGTCGCTGCGCGACCCGCTCTACCTCGACCCGCTCGTGCGCGCAGGCATCAAGACGCCGCGCCCGCGCGTGCCCGAGGAGTACCGACTGAACGAGGCACGCTACAGGCAGATGCTCTCGTTCGTCACGCGCGAGCTAGCTGGCGTCTTCGACTACATCTACCAGGGCGGCGAGATCGACAAGCCTGGCGTGGACCTGTTCATCGACGACATCGCCGTGCGCTTCGGTGCCGGGCTGGGTGGGCTGGCCTGGCGTGAGCTGTCGCGCGTGTACGGGCAGCCGGATGGGAGCGCGCGCTGATGAGCACGATTGACCGGATGATAGTGCTGGCAGCGGAGGAGTCGTTGCGCGGGGCGCGCAACGACGAGGACAACGCCTGGCTGGCCTGGCACAAGGCCAAGGAGGCGCGTCGGCTGGCCGAGGAGAACCTGCTACGGGTTCGGCGCATCGCGGCCGGGCCTCGTGTAGAATCGACGCCATGAGCAAGCCCGAGAACATCCACCGGCGACAGCTATTCGGTGGGCGCACCACGGCCGAGGAGGTCCACCGCTCACACTTCCCGCCCGACGCGCGTTGCCAGTGCGGCTCACGGAAGGTGGCCATTCGGGCGCGCACCTTCATGCCGCTGTTCGACTTCCTGAAGGACTACGCGCAGGCGGCCATGGCGCTGGCAGCGCAGCATGGCGGGCAGCTTCCTTGCGTGGACCTGCGCGGTCCGGGCAACCGCCCGGTCAAGCATGTCCGGCTCGGCGAGGTCTACGGCTGCGATGGCTGCAAGGCGCTGCTGGAGAAGACGCTGGCCAAGGGGCCGAGCTACGTGGTGGTCGACATCGAGCGCGGCCCTGGCCCCGAGCGGTCGATCATCCAGGTGCCTGGCGGGGTCGGTGACTGATGTCGGAGGTGCTCGCCAAGCACGTCAAGCTGAAGCGCGACATGGACGCCGAGCAGAAGGCGGACGAGGAAGA